GGAATAGCGGTGCGCTTCTGCTTCTTTGGGAGCTTGCAGGGCTCGTCCCGAAGGATGTTGCGACGGAGCCACCGTTTCCTGACGGCGAAGGTAAGCAGCGCGTGGATCGCGGTGTAATTCCCCTGCACGGTCGCTGATGCGAACGTTTTGCGTTGCTCGTCCACAAAGTCCTGCACGTCCTGCGCTGAAATCATGGAAAGCCGTCGCTTTGAAAAGTGCGGGCTCGCATACTTTTGCAGGCGGTACTCATACCCTTTGACGCCGGCCAGCGTCATGTCGCCGATCTGGTGGCGCTTGTAGCATTCCTTCACGAAGGCGTCGGCGGCAACGTCAAAGGTCACTGTCTCGTTAAGCGCCACATGGATGCCTTGGGCTACCTCGCCCTCTACCTGCACACGGTACGCATCCGCGTCCTTCTTCTTGTCGAACGTCTTGATGCGGCGCTTGCCGCCCTGATCGGTGTAGCTGACAATCCAGCTTTCGCTCTCGACACCCTTGTGCGTCCATTTGCGTTTCCGCACGCTTGCCATGTCAGCGCCTCCCTGCCGCAGCTTGTTCGGCAAGCCAAGTATCAAGTTCCGAAGCCAAGGCGCATACCCGACTGCCGATCTTAAACGTCGGCAGTCGGTTGATCGCTGCCAGATGATAAACCTGCTGGTCACCTAATCCGAGATGCTCGGCAATCATTGTAGCGCCATAGAGAAGATCGTTTTTCTTAGCCATTTGCTGGCCTCCTTTCATGATGGGGGAAGCCCGGCCACACACGCGGCCGGGCCGGTGGTTGTCAGCCGGCGATAAGCCGCTGGGCTAAGACGCCGGCCACGATGGTGACCGCGAACATGAGGTCAATCACGCGCATCAGTGACCGACCCGCACGACGCCGGGCGCGACCTCGAAGCATCGGTCAGCATCGCGGTAGTTCTGGACGCGGTTCGGCGTGAATCCCTGCGGCACCACGAAGGTTCGGAATACCGTGCCGTCGCTCAGGCGAGTCGCCCGCTCGGCATAGGGTTCCGACTTCGACCGCAAGAGCGGCTGTCGATTGACCTTCCGGAGCGCGTTGCGCGCCGCGATGTAGCCCGATTGGTCAAAATCGAGCGCATTGTGAACACGCCGATCTGTGCCGAACCCAGCATCGCAATCGTTCGAGTCGGACACGTCATCGAGACACTGGACGCGCGGATCAACGGACTGGCCATTCAGCTTCGGCCCTTGCCCGCAGGTTTCGCCTGAGCCCATGAACGGCTCTTTCTCGTCCCAATCGTGCGGCTCGTCGTTGATGTCGCCGCCGTGTTCGTTCTCTTCCTCGCACTCGTCGAGAAAGTGCGCGCCCGACGCCCATCGCGTCTGATCGGCTTTGCCGTGGTAATCGTTCACGGAGCCTAGAGTGGGCTCGTCGTCGCATTCATCCAGTTCGCGCTCGTCGCGAGAAATCTGGAACTCATAGTCAGGATCGCCGTCGAGCTCGTCTAGGACGTTGATAAGCCGTTCGATCGTTGTCGCGATGGCTGTTCGATTGTTCTGCTTCAGGGTCAGAAACAGGAAGCCACCCACCTCAGTGAAGAGGGGCTGGTTGGCGAGCGCGTGGTGCTCGCTTTCGGTGAAGAGTTGCATTTTGGTTCTCACAGTTGGAACCGGCGTTCCACAGCCGGCGGCTTTCACCCCTCCACAGGGATCAAGCCTATCGCGAGCGGCGGGCTCGCAGCCGGGGGGTGGAACTTGCTGTGAGACAAGTCGAACGATTTTAAGGGTTGCCCCTCTGGACATAGCGTCCGCCCCCGGCCATAAAGACCGAGTTGGAACGCTCTATCGAGCGTTACCCAATGCGTCGAAGAACCCGCCAAGGTTCTTTACGCGGTGGCAGTCCTTCGACGCCAATCGAACGACTTGCCTATTTCACAGCGGGCTTCCACACCCAACGACCACCATCACCTGATTTCATCGCCAGCGTCAAGCACTCCCCGCCAAGGGAGGCAGCTTGCGCGCGTCCTCTCCTGACGCCATGATGAACGTTCTAGGGAGGGAAACATGCGGAAGAGATTTGTACTTGCGGCAATCTGCGCATTGCCATCAGCGGCTCATGCGGACTCCGAAAGCTCAGTCAAAAGCGCTTATGCGCTTTGCGAAACGCTGGACCGTACCGGAATGACAAGCGCACCGTGCGAGGTTTCAGGTTGGGGATCGCGCGTCACCACGGTTATCGACATGCAGACTACGGAGGCTCAAAAAACCTGTCGGAACGTTGCGTCAATCATGCGTGACCGCGGCTTCTCTTTCGATCAGGGTTGGACGCTTCAGATCAAGTCACCGTACAGCGGCGACAACAGCATCGCGTTCTGCAAGCTTTAGCTAAAAGGCTTCAGCGAGCGTGGCCTCATACCGCTCTTTGAGCCATGCAGGGAAGCGGCCCGGCCCGCTCGGGTCGATAGGGTATCCAAGCCGGTCCTCTTCCCACCTATGAGCGATTACAGACTCGATGCGATCGCGCTGAAGGACCGTGATCTGGAGAAACCCGCCGACCATGTGGAAGCGGTCATCTCCACCGCCAGTTTCATCCTTGACCATGCCGCTGTCGGCCCGGCACGCGCAGATTAGCCTCGAAAGAATATCCATTGTGCTATCGTTCGGCGGCGCGGGATCCAAGCCGAACTCTTTCATAGCGTTGCGCGGGCTTGTCGAGCACCAAATCGAAGCCGGCAGCAACTGCTTTTCGAACGGCGTTAGCCTGATAGAGCTGCCGTCGCTCAGTGACACGCTCTCCTTATCGTAGCTGACGATGCGGTATGCCTCAAAAGCCTGGCGAGCATCCGACCATCCGCCGATCACGCAAGACACTTCCGTCATCGGGCCAGTCTCCCAGACCCCCGAATAGTCCGTGAAAAGTTTCCGATGAACGGTGGCGCAAAGAGCATCGAAGTCGGCAACTATGTCATCGAAGGATCCGAACTCTTGGTTCATCTCCCAGAGAAGTGCATTCATGAAAGCGCCCGCGCCCGTCGCTCCGATGAAGCAGTTGTACTCAGGGAGCAAGGACACCTTAGAGACAAAGCCGGAGACCGCGCCGGTTTCATAGGTATAGCACACACCATCCGATGCAACGAGGATGCCGTCTTCCATGACAGCGACAGCGATAGCGCTCATTTTCGACCAATCTCCATGATTAACTCACCCCGCCCTTCACCGCCCGGCACGCTGCCGCCAAGCGCAAGATGGGCAGGCATCATGCCAGCATTTAAGCTTTCCAAGAAGCCGCGGTACTTCTTGGCAATTGCCGAACGCACAACAAATTCGCCGTTGGACAGCATGGCCGGGACGCTATCGCTCGTGCCCGATCCTGGCCCTGAAACATGACCGCCACCCGCAAGGCGCAGTCCAGCCCAAGGATCAGCCTTGGCGCCCCCAAGCAGACCGCCCAGCCCGCTGATGATGCTGCCGAACAATCCGCCGCCCTGACCTGGCTTGCTGGAAAACAAGGCTTCAAGGCCAGAGTCTAGAAAGGCGTCTCCAATCCGGCCGATTGCATTGCTTAGGGCTTCCGCGCCTGAAACCCCGCTCTTCAGATCCTGAATGAACCCGCCCAGCGTGTGGCGAGCTATGCCGTTGAACTCTTGAACCTTGTCTCTCGCATCTTCCTGTTGCTGCTGAAGCTTTTCCGCTTCAACGGTGGCGACCGCGTAAGTCTCGGCAAGCGTCTCGATTTCCTTGCTCAAGGCCGGCGTGATTTCCTTGCCCGCCTTCTGCGCCGCCGTGAGAAGCTCTTGCTTGGTTCGCGCCTTTTCGACCGCATACCCATAATCATCGATCAACGGATTGATGCCGGCCATTGCCGCCGTTTCTGCAAGCGTGGCTGCTGTCCGCTCTTTGATCTGCTCGATCTCACGGGCAAAATCGTCTTGCCTCGGCTCCCTCGCCTTGCGGCCTTTGCCGCCTTTGCCTTTTCCGTCAGATGGAATGGAGTAGTTGGCGAGCGTGACAGGCTGAAGCTTCGGCTTTGTCGGCTTCACATCGACCGTCATGGGCTTGCCCGCGCCCGCGCCGCCGTAGGTGCGCGCCACGTAATCTTGCAGTTCTTTCGGCACGTCCGGCGCATCGCCTGACATTCGCCGATCTACCGCAGTCATGGAGTAAAGGCCCAGGCCGTTCGCCACGCTGTTGTTTGTCAGGAACTCGCCGACCTTATCAAGACCGAGCCCTTTGCCAACGGCGTTCGCGAAGTTGAAAATGGCGCGCTCCCCGTTCGCCAACGCGGCAATGACGGTATCGATCTGGCTGACGATTTGGCCCATATCTAGGTTCTGAATGAACCCGGCCAGCGCATCGATGCTGCCCCCGAAAGTGTCGCTTGCGCCTGCGACTTTGTTGAACCGGCCAGCCGCATCTTCAAGCACATTCTGAAGGCGCACAAGGCGCTGTGATATTGTTTGCTCGGCACCGGCCACCTTCTCTTCCATCAGGACTGCGCCAGCGTTCACGCCATCGAAGTAAGCCTTGGACGAAAGCTTCCCGTCGAGCATCAACTGCCGGAGTTTGGCAACCGAACCGCCAGCCTCTAGGATGCCGGCTGCGGCCGCCTGCATGACGGTAGGAATAGCCTCGTTGATCGAACTGAACTCTTCGGCGCGAACGACGCCAGAGCCAAGCGCCTGGCTTAGCTGAAGCAATGCGCCGGACGCCGTGGCCGCGTCTGTGCCGGCCACACGGAGCGACAGCGCAATGTTGTCGGTGAAGCCGACGATTTGCTCAGACGTAATACCTAGCTCGCCTTGAACCTGTGAGATCCGGCTGTAGAGCGTCACGAGGCTTTCGAGCGGCGCGGCGTTCTTTTGCGCAGACGCATAGAGCCGATCATAAACCTGCGCGAGCGCATCGCCTTCCAGCCCTGCGACCTTGAGCGCGTTCTGGATGCGCGTGGCGGTGTCCAAGAGGGTTTGCGCGCCTCGGATCGATGCTACACCTAGGATCGGCGCTGCTAGGCCGCGCGCTGCGCCTGCGAGGCTCTGGTTAAGGCGGGCTGACATTTGCGCAGCGCGCTTTTCGATCGAGCCAAAGCTTGACGTTGCCGTGCGGCCCGCCTTTTGCAGATTGCGCTCGAAATCACGGATGCGCGCTTCGAGCCGAACGGCAAGAACTGTGTCGTCATTAGCCATTGCTGGAATCCTTTACTGCCTTCGACACGGCCCTTTTCAGCCGGCTGCGAACGCGCTTCCGAATGAGGCGATAGGCGGGATAGAAGAACGGCTGCGCCGATTGCTTGACCGTGCCGAACTCAGCCGCCAAGGCATAGTCGAACGGCCCCCCGGCACTTGGCCGGGTCGTTGCCGCGCCGCCAGCGCGCACCACCCGTTCTAGTTCATGGTCGCCGGCTTCCTTGCGAATGCTCGCATAGAGTGCGCCGTCCTCGCGCGGCGAGAGATGCCGTGCCGTGGAAACCATTTCGTCGGCAGAGGCGTCCAAGGCCGGCTGCACAGCGTCTTTCATCCTCTTCGGAAGACGATCTAAGCGGCGTCGAAAAGCCTTGAGCCCCTTTGCCATCAGGCCGCCGCCACCTGGCGCTGCTGATACTCAGGGGAACCGAACAGAGCCGCGCCGACGATCACCATGGCAAGCGCGCAATTCTCATCCGCCGGCCGCTGGTCCACATATGTCTGAACCTTCTTCACAGCCTCGGTTGGGCTCATGCCCCCGCCGATAAGCCCCCATCGGATGATCTCGCGCAAATCTTTCAAGCGCCAAGCGCCGGTCTTGATCTCGTTGAGTGTCTGGAAAATGCCCTTTTCCATATCAGCCTCCAAGCTGGCAGCTTCCTGCATGCCCAGCTTGAAGGGATAGCGGCCATCGCCAAAATCCAACTCGATCAGGGCATAATGGGGAAGGGTTTCGCTCGTCGGCTGGTCCATGTGATCGCTCCGTTTGATTAGGTTTCCATCAAGTTTCCACATAAGCCGATCTTAGCGGGGTCGCTGGGTCGGGAAGCGCGGAAACGGTGGGTTCGTGAGGCTGGTACGCCCCATTTGAAATCGTACAGGGGAAAAAAATCTGCGAATGCTGGGAACGCGGGTTCGCGCTCGAAGGGGTTTGGTCAGGGCTCATATCCCCCCCCCTTGGTACCTGCGGTCCTCGCGCTGTTTCAGGCTGTTGTGGCAGGGGTTGGCGCAAAGGGTTTGCAGGTTGAGCCTGTCCCAGAACAGCGCCTCATCGCCCTTGTGTGGCCTCTTGTGATCGCACACCAATCGAGACGTGTTGCCCTCGATCTTGCCGCACATTTGGCAGGTGTAGAGATCGCGTTGAAAGACCTCGTGCCGTGTCTCGCGCCATCGTGCGGTTCGATACAAGCGCCGCATCGGATCGTTTGCGATGCGGAAGTCATCACGGGCTTTGCCGACGCGGGCCGCCGCCTTGAGCTTTGGTGCCAAGGTGCTGACCATCGGCTTGATCATCTTGAGCTTAGCCACAGAGCAGCCTCCACTCATCGGGCCGCGCTGCCTCTTCCCATTCCTTGTGTAGGAAGTGCGCCTCATCGATCGCGATAGGCAGCTCGAAGGATTGCACCAGGTCCTCGTCGGGATCGCTGGTGTAGCCAATAAGCAGCACGGTGCGGTTGTCCTCGCAAAGGATCGCGTCGATTTGTTCGATCGGCAAGGAAGGGGTCATAGTTTAGCGGACACCCTTGACCATGAGTTGCCAGCTATCGGAAGCGCCAGGACGATCGGCGGACTTGGTGTCCTTCACAGCGTGCCACGCGGAACCGCCATCAGTGACGACGCTGCCCCGCTTATAGTCCTCGCTTTTCTGCCATACGCCGCAATAGCGGATGGGGGCGGCCTCGAGCTCGTCCAAGCGGTCCTTCACTGCCTTGTAGGCTTCGGTCATCGCGTCGATGGATGCGTAAAACTCGTTCTTTGAAACGGGCTTCTTGAGCACTTCCGGCCCAAACTCATCCAGCATCTTTTCCCGAACGCCCATGCTCAGGCACCATTCGCCCAAGCCGCGCCGGTCAGCACGGCAACAGCATCATCTCGCAGGCGTTCGGCTTTGAAGTCGGCAACGGCTCGGATCGCTACGCTATTGGTCTGGAACATCGAAACCAGTTCCGTTCCGGTTGGCGTCGTGGCGTCCTGCACCAAGTCGGCAGCCAGCATCTCGATATCGGCCTGGCTGCTGGCGTCGATCGTGACGGTGCCGCTTTCGCCGGCAATGCCGGAAGCATCGAGCAGGGCAACACGGCCCGCGCCGATCTCATCGGATGGCATAGCGGGAATGCCGAGAATGTCGCCGCCGGTTGGCGTGAGGTTCGGAAACTGGAAGTTGCCGGAAGCATTCGTCAACGTGGCCGCCGCTCGCTGTACGGCCGGGTCCATCGCAAAGATGGGGTTCGACTCTGACTTGGGCGCAACCGCATCGAGCAAAGTCTTGATGTCGGCCACGGCCGCCGGTGCGGTTGTTCCGCTCGACGCGATCGTTTCGGTGTCGCCGTCGATGACGGTTGAGAAAAAGCGCCGATCGACCGCGACTGCGATGGCACGACGCAAGGCCAGCGAAAGGTTGCGCTCGCTCTGGGTCGAATTCAGAAGCTCCTCGGTCACCACAATCAGCGCGGCGGCTTTGGTCGGATCGAGACGAAGGGCATTCAAGGACAGGCGGGAGACCGGAATGGGTTTGCCTTCGCCGACAATCCAAGCGGTTGCATCGGCGCCGACCAGTGACACGCGGGTGCGGAAGGGAACGCGCACCATGCCGTCAAGCAGCCGGTAGAACACCGATTGATTGCGCACTTGCTGGACGAACGCGCCGACGATGATCTGCATGTCCACCATGTCAGGCGTGTTGCCCGTCGTCATGGCGGCGATGGCCTTTTGCACTCGTGTGCTGCCGAACCGTTCAGCAAGCTCGGCCGGCTGGCCGCGCCCAAGCATGGCGAGGCTCTTAATGCGGGCGATTTGTGCTAGGCCGCCGGCTTCGTGGGGTGGGTTCGGCGCTACTGCGAAAAGGCCCTTCATGCGGGTAATCTCCATAGGATCAATTTCGCCGATCCTACCAAACCCGAAAGCGGCAACCCGTTACACCGTCACGCTTTTTCGACTTTTTGCATGGTGCGAAGCAACTTTTCCACCGCACTGCCAAGTTTTTTCGGATCGCCTACGTCCCAAGCTGGGAGATAACCGAAATCAATCAGGGTCTCGATGATATGGGCCGGGACGCTGACGGGATCTGTCACCATGTCGCCCCTTCGTCGCCGCTCGCGCATCCGGCGCATTCGTTCTGCGGGCTTCATGACGCATCACCCCTTCGGGGTGGCCTCAACTTTTTGTTCTGAACCGTTGCGCACGCAATCGGAGGGGGGACGCGGGTATAGGTCCGAATGCTCCTTATCGGGGGAGGCTTCCCCCCCTGACTTGGCCTTGGCGTGCTCCTGGCGATGATGCTGCCGGCAAAGCCACCGCACTTCCATCGGGCGGTCGTAATCGTCGTGGTGGCCGTCTGCGGGCTCTGTGCCGCATACCTCGCAAGGGCCGGGAACAAGAAGGCCGCGCTTGACTGCGGATCGCATGGCGTGCTGCGCCCACACCTCCTTTGGGTGAAGTCGCTTCCATCGGGCTTGCGGCGTCTCTGTCTTGCTTTCCGGCAAAGCTTCGCCATCCGACTTGATCGGTTCTGTCATGGCTGATTGTCCTTTGATGAAGGGCTCGGCTTTTGCGGTTGGACGCTGCCGGCGGGCTAGGCTTTATCCTCAAGAGCCCTGCGGGTTTTCAGTCTGCGGAAACGATCGCGATTTGCGCTGTTTCAAGTTTCCGTTTTTTTTGAGTTTGGGTTTGGGTGTTCTTTTCGTCTGCGTTTGCGTTTGTGTTTTACGTTTGTGTTTTCTTATGTCGATAGGGTCTGCACACGGTATTGCGACGGTATCGACACCCTATGAGCCTCGGCCCTGAAAATAGGCCGAATTGGCCAGCCGACTTCCCCCGGGGATCTGTTCGGGCGGCGATGCTTCGGCGAAGTCTGCCTCCAGCTTTTGCCTCAGTCGATCGCTTTCGACGGCAAAGATTAGGTTCTTGATCCCCGTCGCGTGGCTCTTGTTGTGGGGCGGATTGTTGCGCAGCCAGCGCTCCACGAAAATCTCGTCGGTGTCTGGATCGCGATCGATCAAGCCAGCCGCCTGGACTGCCTCGCGTGCGGCAAGATAGTCATCGAGGGTCCATCCTAGATCGGCAATCGCGTATCCATCTGGGAGCCGGTAGCAGCCCGCGCCATTCTGGTGCTCGTTCGTCATGAGGTAGAAGAACAGCAGCTTGTCGCGGGAAGCGGTAAGAGCCCCGAACCGGGATGATCGCCAGATCGATCGTGAAACCATGCTGAATTTTCCTCCTTTGCTCATGTGGCCCTTGCCTTGATTAAGCCCGCCTCCTTCACGGCTGCGGCTGCTTCCGTGGCGCTCAGCGGGAACTCTTTCATGATCGCGGGGATGACCGGCTTAGGCGGCTTGCGGTGGGTCGCCAGCCACTTCGCCGCGTCGAGGATGATCGCTTCGCGCTTCATTGGCTGCGGCCCTCCTGCTGATCGAGCCAGGCGCTCAAGCTTGACTTCCTCGCGCACGTCTTGCCGCCGAGCTTGAAGGTCGGGAGCCCCTTGCCGTCTGCAAGGTGGTAAACTTGCCTTGGCTTGAGGTTGAGATACGCGGCGATGGCGGGCACCCCATAAAGGAAATCACTGGTGTCTGTTGTCGCTTCCATAGTCGGTTCCTTGTCGCGTCGTTGTTGCACGGAACAGCCGTGCGATGGCGTCCATTCTCGTTAAGCCATTGATTCCGTTGAACGTGGGCGGAAAGCAGTCTGCGGGCAAAAGAAAAGGCCCCGAAGGGCCTAAGCTGCGCAATACATTGGTTTTTCTGCGCTTTTTCCGTTTATGCTCGTTCTTGGACGCAGGAATATTATAGCTAATTAATTGAATGCCTTACGGCGTATTGTTGCGCTGTTGTCGCGTCTAGGTCGGCCGCAATGATCTGCGTTGTTGCAAGCATCCGGTTATCGGTCGGCAACAGATGCCCGTAAATGTCCTTCGTGGTGCTGATGGAAGCGTGCCCCATAAAGGCTTTCAGGTTCATGTCATCAAGCCCGCGTTCGATTAGAAGGCTGGCAGCGGCATGTCTCAGAGCGTGCGGCGTGAACTTGCACTTCTTCAAGCCCTCGTCATACAGGCCGGCCGCTTTCATCAGGCGGTGCCAGAATGTGGTTGCGCTCGCGGTTGCCGACATTGGCTTGCCGACCTTCGTCAGCACCACGAAGCCCTTTAGCTCTTCCGGTCGAACGTCCACGATCTGCGTCTCCCAAGCGCGGGAGATCCGACTGAAAACCGCCTTCGGATTGTCGGAGCGATGGCCGACCCCAAGCGCCCATTCTCGGATGGTCCAGTAGCGAGCGGCTTGGCAAAGCGCGCGGCGGATCGGCTCTGTCAACGGAACCCGGCGGTAGCCCGCTTCTGTCTTAGGAGCCTTCAAACCATCGGTCCGGGTATGGGAGTGCCTGACGTTGATAAGCCCTTTCTGCCAGTCGATATCCTCCCATTGCAGGCCGAACGTCTCCCCCGGCCTCAACCCGCCGAAAACACCACAGGCGATGACAACCAAGCGGTTTACGAAGGTCAGAAGGTTCTCGCCGCGCTCGAGCTTGGAAGCGGTTTCCAGCAACGCCCGAATATCGGCCTTGTTCGGAATAGCGGTGCGCTTCTGCTTCTTTGGGAGCTTGCAGGGCTCGTCCCGAAGGAT